TCTGGTAAGTATGCAATTGGTATTGCTGCTGTAGGTCAAACTAACCATGCTCAAAATCAACGTTCAGCAATGTATGTTGATATAGATAGATTAAGTCAAGTGGATGGAGTGGATAGAGAAATTTTAGGTGGTGATCCAAAATCAACCACTTATTCTACAAACCCTAACATTAACTTCAAAGAATACAACACTATATTAATAGATGGTAGATTGAAACCAAATCTATCTATGATTAAGAATAAAGCTGGAGAAACTATATCAGATATCATAGGGATGTTTATTGATGGATATGTGGATATCTCTAAAGGTGCATGGATCATGGAGCTTGGAGCCACTCCTAACGTAGCTTCTACATGGTTGTTCTTAGCCAAAGTGGGTGTGCCTATTAAAACTGTAGGATACTTCATGAATCAACCAATCATTAAAGATTACTTACGTTCTGTTGAGAACAAAGGGTACTCTTGGTTATTCATTGATTCTATTATACAAGAGAAACTAGATGAATATTCTCCTAGTAAAGAAATAGAAATTACAGGAATTCCTGCTGAAGAAGATTTATTTAAAACAATTAAATTTAATCAAGTAGGAGCAAAGGATAAAATGGATGATTTCCAAAAAGCTCAACAACAATATATATTGAAAGAGTTTATCAAGTATGCTAAGATGTCTTCTCAATTGTTTGATGTAACACAAGGTTCTAACTTTGATACAGCCACAATCAATGATCCATACTTAGTGTTTAAGAAAAGATTGCAATTGGAAAAAGCTCGTAAAACAATCATCTCTTCTGTAGATAAGTTGTTAGACAAATCATTTATTGGTCCTTTGAAAGATCTTATTTATGATTTCAGAGATGCATTTGCAGAGATTCTTATTTCTGATAAACCTAATGTAAGAAAAGTGATGGAAGATGTCCTCACTCCTTATGTAGGATTAAGTGACAGAGACTTTGTTAAAGTGTCTCAGAAAGCTGTTAATGATCTTTTTGACTGGGCTATGCAAACTAATGATACAGTTAACATCAATGTTGCCAATATATTATTAGGAAGTGACACAAGAGAAAATACTGCTCAACAAATCATAAACCTCAGAGATTCCATATTAGGAAATGAATCAAAAGGTATGACAGGAAATCCTTTACACCCATTGTACAATAACATCATTCTTAATTCCATTAAGATGGAGGCTGGTGCTAGAGAGGGTAAAGTTAATAACCTTTACATTGCAGGAAGAGATAACAAAGTGTATGATCAAAACCTCATCATATATGGATTCAGTGAACTTAAAAAGTATTTAGGTAGTGAAGGTAAAGATCTTTATGGAAAACTTGTAAGACTTGCTGTATTGCAGTCAGGACTTACTAACTCTCCTATTGCTTTCACCAACTTACTTCCATACGAAGATTTCAAAGCAGTGTACAATAATACATTGTCCAATTTAGAAAATATGCCTAACTTAGCTGACTTCCAAAAATTACATGTGTTTGAAAGAAACAATTGGAACAACTCAGACATCATACCATTCATGAAAGCTAAGATGAAAATGGGTGAAGATTTCTATTCAGGGTTTGCAACATTCTATGATCCTAATACTTCATACTTGAATGAAAACTTGAAGAATGCAGTGAGAGAGGGAAAACTTCCAAAGCTTGTAGCAATCAGCGCATTCTCATCTGAAGGAAGGAGTGAATTTGTTTCATACAGTTGGACTGATGATATTCCATACGCAGAACAACTCAAAAGAGCAAAAGCAGGAGATCGTTCTCATATCAAGAAAGTGTTATTGCAAAAAGTGTACACAAAAGATGATAAGAATAATCCAATTCCTTTAATGCAAATTGATGAAAAAACTGACAAACAAGGAAAACCTGTTGTGTATATGAAATACATATACAAAGCAATCAATGCTTGGGGAGATTCATTCAGAGCTCAAGAGTTCTATGATGATATTCGACCATCAGTGCTAGACAATGATTTTGAGAAAGTAGAAAGAATAACAGATGCTCAAGGTAATCAGATTGCATCAGGTGAAGTGAGTGATGAAGAAATTGCATCAGTGTTTGGTAATCAGCCAGTAGCTCAACCAGTAATTGAAGAACAAGAAGAATCTTGGGAAGAAGAAGACAACAATGATACATGCAATCCTTTTTAATAAATAAACCATGAGTTGTAACGACAAAAAAAAGTTTAGAACTTCAGAAGCATCAACAAAAGCATCCTTAAGAACTAAGGGTGCTATTGATAAATTTTTAAATATTATTGATTATAATAAGTTTAACAACTTAAATAATCAATGGAGTAAAGATGCTCAAGAACGTTTTGATATTAAGGGTAAACTTTTTTCAGAAGAGAACAGCAGAGCTATTCCAAATAAAGAAGCATTTAAAAAAATTGATAACTCTAAAGGTATCTTCTATCAAGAGGATGAAATGCCTGTATCTAAATCTTCTGCTGAGACATTAGCTATTATGAAAGCTGCTGCTCAGAAGATGGGCATAGACTTCCAATCTCTTGAGGAGTATGCTAAAGCTAATCCAGACATAAATGTAAAAGGTGTAAATGGTCTTGCTGATCTTATCAAAGGAACAATTGCAGTGGCACAAGGAATGGAAAGCGTTGCTACAACAGAAGAGATTGTGCACATTGCTACAGCTATTCTTGAACAAACCAATCCAAAATTTATTACAGCTCTTATCAGTAAGATTGATAGATTCAAGATATATAAAGAAGTTTTGGACAAGTATGGTAAGAGAAAAGAATACCAACTATCTAATGGTAAACCAGACATTCGTAAGATTAAGAAAGAGGCTGTTGATAAATTAATAACTGAACTTATAGTTAAACAATCAGAAGGCTCTACAGAGTTTCCTGAGTTAATGGAAGAAGAAAATAGAAACATGATTCAAGAATTTTGGAATACTATTCTTGATTACATCAGAGGTATCTATGGTAAATCTAACATTGACATTTTTGAAACAGCTGCACAACAAATTGCAACTGCTCAAGTAGATGGTACAGTTGCTGACATACAAGAAGGAGGAGTATTTTTTAACTTATCTGATGATGTCAAAAAACAAATAGATGATCTATACAATGCATATATTGAAACTGCTAATAAGATTAAAGGACCTTTTCCTGAAGTTTTAGATAAAGATGGTAATGTTATAGACAAACGACACTATACTTATGAAGGTAATAGAGTAGGTCAAACTGTTACAGAGAAAGTAAAAGGAAAATTCAATAAAATTTTTGAAAGAACTCCTGCTCAAAAAATAGAAGATGACCAAAAGAAAGACTGGGGATCTGAAGGACATAGATTTTTAGAACAACATTTTCTTACAAACTTAATAGATAAAGATGGTTACAAAAGAAAACCTTCTGGAACAGAATCTATATCGTCAACATTAAGTCCAGAAATACAAATTCAATTAAGAAGATTTGCAAAAGAACTTATAGACTCATATCCAGAAGGAACTAGATTCCTTGTAGAGAAGGAAGTGGTAAACACTAAAGTTAAAGACATGCTAGCTTCCACTGTGGATTTCAAGGCTATCTATCCTGTAACTAAAAAAGACAACACACAAGGATTCAAAGTTGATACACTTGACTGGAAGTTTACAAGTATAAACAAAACAACAGAAGAAGATATTCCATGGTTTAAACAAAAAGAATGGATTCCTCAGATGGGTGAATACACTCAGATTGATTACAACCTTGGTGTTAAAAGAGATCAGATAGGTAAAGCTAGAATGGTTCCATTTATAGTAAACTATGATTATGCTATAGTTAATGATAGAAAGTCTGGTCTTATTCCTACAGCTATTGAAATAGGAAAACTTGATTCATTAACAGAGACAAACTTATACTTACTTCCTGTTCCTTCAGCTGCTGAATCAACAGGTAATTCAGGAGTAGATGCTCTTGTTAAATCTTTAAGAGAGCACTGGGAAAAAATATCCAAAATAAAAATTACTTCTGTTGAGCAAAAGATTGCTAGAACAGAACAACTTAATGAACTTAGTAAGGCTATTCGTAACTTACATATCAAGTTAAACTTTGCACCATTGCAAGCAGTGGGTGAAACATTCTTGAAGAGTGCAAAGAAGACAGTAGATTCATTTGAGAATTTAGATTATTCTACATTATCAAAAGATGAAATTAAGAAAAAACTTGCAGACTTATTAGAATATTCAAAAAGTGCTGAGAAATTTAGAGCATTAGATCAGGTGTTTCTTTCTCAATATCCAAGAGAAGGAATGACTGCTGAAAACAAAAAGACACTTCTTGAATTAGAACACTTAAGTAAAAGTACAGAAAGGATGCTTAAGAAAATTCTTCAACTTCAAACAGAATATGCTATTCAGTTAGGAGAGAAAGAAGGATTTGATATGCCCTACACTGAAGATGAATTAGGGAATAAAAAGTTACAAGCTGAAGCTGAGATAAGTGGTTTTGCTAAGACTTGGGCTGAGGGAACTAAACTCAATGCAAGAATTATAAAACTTGCTTCTAACTTATTGATGAATGCAAAGAGTCTTGTAAACATTAAGTTTAAACAAAACTATACAGAGTTTCAACAATTACTTGAACCATTAGAAAAAGAAGCTAGTAAACAAGGTAAGAACGCATTTGATTTTATAGGAAGAATAACCCCATCAGGATTAAAACTTATTAATAAAATTGATCCTAAATTTTGGGCTCAACTTAAAGAAGCTTCTGAGAAAAAAGACGTTGATTTCTTCTTAAGAAACATAAACGTTGATAAATATAACAGATTAGCAAAAGAAGAAATTAATAAAGGAATACAAGTTATAAACGATACAACTTATTCATCTGAAGAAGAAGAAGATGTACGTATAAGAGAATTCAGAATAAGTAAACTAAAAGACTCCCTTGATATAAACAGAGATTCATTTAATGGATTCAATAGATACGAGTTCAAAAAACTAGTTAATCAAACATTAAAAGAAGACAAGTTATATTCTAATGAGTTTAGAGAACTTATTAAAAACAAGCCTGCATATGACATGTGGCAATATTTCACTGCACTTAATAATAAAGCTAAGTTGCTTGGATATATTTCAGAAAAAGAAACTTCCTTCTTCCCATTAATAGAAGCTACTACAATTCAGAAGTTTGCAAAAAATAAAGACTTCTTAGGTCAAGCAAGTGAGAGTTTTTGGAAAGATCTTTATCAAACAAGAATTAACGAAGAACAAAATCTTTCTAAGATTGATCCTGAGACAGGAAAGGTTAGAAAAGAAATTCCTAAATACTTTACCAAAACAGACAAAGATGTAAGTCAGCTATCTACAGATCTTAATAAAGTGGGAGCTATGTGGATTAAATCATTATTGGAGTATGAGAAGTCTGCAAACATGGAAGAAACTATGCAGACACTTCTTGCTGTTGAAAAAGCAAAAGGTTCATTAATGAAAGATCAAGAAGGTAGAATCATATTTGATGAACAAGGTCCAAAGGTAAATGAAGCAGAAAATAGAAATGCTATTGTATTAGAAACAATCATCGATGATGGACTATACAAATTAACAGAAGACTTAGGATCTTTAGGAAATATTGGAATTGGTAAAGTTGGAGAGAAGCTTGGTAAAACAGAAGAAGACAAATCAAAGAAAGCAGTTAACATTAAGAAAGGACTTAAGAATCTTGATACATTAACTAGAGCTCTTGCTGTTGGTCTTAAACCTCTTATTGGACTTGCAAACTGGGCAGGTGGTCAGTTCCAATCTTACATCAATGCTGGAGGAATGTATCGCTTTAGAGAGTTTGAGAAAAACAATGGAAAAATTAGTTTACCTTTTGGTAAAGGATTGTCAACTATTGAGAAAGGTTTATTAGATTTAATTGTTCCATTGAATGATGACATTGTTACAGAAGAAGCAAGAAGAGCTACATGGGAGAAAGGTCAGTATGCTAAATGGTTAGGTACATGGACATTCTCTGACACAATGATGATAACTAACTCATTTGGTGAGAAGAAATTACAATTTGCTAATGCAATGAGTTTTAATGACAACTCAATGGTTGTAAATGGAAAGATTGTAAACATTAGACAATTTATAAAAGCTCAAGATAGAGCAGCTAAATATGATCTTTCTGAATCAGCAAGAAAGGAACTTGAAAAAACATTTGAAGAAAGAGTTCAAGAACTTAAAGAATCTTCTTCTTTAGCTAAGGTTGCTAAGATTGAAAATGATAAACTTGTTATTCCTGGAGTTACTGATGAAGAATTAGCTAAGTATAGAACTACAGTTATTGAGTATGGTAGAAAGCTTAATGGTCAAATGAATGAAGACAACAAAGCTGGCTACAGAAGAGATACAATCATTTCATCATTTATGATGTTTAAGACATGGATTCCTAAATTAGTTTCTGAACGTGGAATGGACATTACTAAAAATGTTGAACTTGATGAATGGGAATATGGTAGAGTTAGACTTTTCTTTAAAACTTGGAATCAATTAGGAACAAGAAATCTTTTGAAGATGCGTGAGATCATCAATGGTACTGATGAAGGTTTACGAATCTTAGATGAAATGCTTGAAGCAAAAAAAGATGATTACTATAAAAAAACTGGCCAGGTTCTTGAGATAACCACTGAGGAGTTTTATGATCTTGTAAGAAAAGAATTAACTAATGAAATGAAAGAGTTAAAACTTTTATTAATTGTTGCTGCAATGATGTTTGCAGCTGCTGCTGCTGAACCACCTGAAGATGCTGATGATCAAACAAAAAATTTATATAAATTAGCTGCTAGAGGATTGCATAAAATTTCTGATGAGATTACATTCTATTATAATCCTGTATCTTTTGAAGGTATGACTAAAGGTTCTGTACTTCCATCATTGAATATAATTACAAAAGCAATGAGAATCTTTAATGCAATAGGTAAAGAGATGGAAGATCCTGACAAAGCATATCCAATGAAGTATTTCTTTGCAATGATTCCTGGAATTTCTCAATTTCAAACTGAGATACTTCCTTACCTTTATCCTGAACTTGCTAAAGAAATGGGCATCAGAGTGAGTGCAGAATCAAGAAGACAGTAATAGCTATATTATGGCATTTATTTACATCTTAGATGCCATATAATATATATAAATTGTTACATTTGCTTACTACAAATTAATCGTTTTTATCAAGGGAGAGAGTGGAAAACTAGTTACAAACTATAACATCATTCTTAAATGAGAACATTTCTTTTACAATTACTAGCAGCCTTACTCTTATTCTTTGCGCCAATTCAACAGTTAGTTATGGTCGTAGGTATAGCAATCATGCTAGACACATTCACAGGTATTTATAAATCAGTTAAATTGAATGGATGGAGATCCATTCGTAGTAGAAAGTTGTCAAATATAATAAGCAAACTGGTTCTTTATGAGGTGTCAATCATTCTCCTCTATCCAATTGATAAATTTTTATTGAACGAACTGTTGCTGAACATTGTTTCAGTTCAATTCTTTTCTACAAAAGTTGCATGTGTTCTTCTTATTCTAGTAGAGCTTACATCAATTAAAGAGAATGTAGAAGCTGCTCTTAAGATTAATATCTGGCAGATTTTAAAAAGAACAATCAACAGAGCAAAAGAAATCTCCCATGATGTAGATGACATAGCCAATCCTAAATAATATATTATGGATAGTCTAGAAGGATTTATTCCAAAATTTTTAAAAGGAGGATGGATTGTTACGTTAATTGGTGCTGCAGGAATGATAGCAAGACTGGCTGTATCTGAAGAAGAGAATGCCATGAATACAATAATCAAGAACATATCTGCTGCAATGATTGCATCTAGCATCTCTTGGTTCATATTAGAACAGTTCGAAATTAATTCAATGATTAAAGCAGTGACATATGGACTTGTTGGATTAAACTCACCAGAACTATTAAAAGGTATAACAAAAATATCTGGTGCGTTCTCTGAAGATCCTGCAAAGTTTATAGCCAATGCTAAGAAAGGTAAAGTTACATCAACTAAAAAACCTGTAAGAAAAAAACCTATAAAGTAATGAATAAGAATACTTCATTAATAGCACTAACTCTAATTATGTTATCAGTTGCAATCTATGGTAAATGGATTGAAGTGAAGATATCAGAAAACGCACGAGCTATCATAGAAGATAGATTAAAACCTCAACCATGGCTATCAAGAGCTTTTGATTACTATGGTACACCTATAGAAGCAAACTTTGTAAATAAAGAATTTTCAGTTGACAAGTTAAAAGAAAATCTTGATTATATAAAAGATTGGAAAAAATCAAGAGACAGTGTGTGGTCAGCATACATTGCTACTGAAATGGTTCCTGAAGAACAGAAAATTATTGATAAAGTAAACGAGGATACAAAAGAAGTTGATGCTATTATAGAAGACATTATAGAAGATGTTGAGAACAATAGGAACTTAGAAGAAGTAGACTCTATAATTAAATCAGGTGTTATAGAAAAGAAGATAACACCAATCATGGATAACATTAACCTACTAATTGATTTACAATCTACAGAAGGAGAAAAGTTAGCAGATGATATGAAGGTTACAATGTATACATTTTCAAACTTCATGATAGGAGTGTTATCGTTATCTTTTATCTTATTAGGTACATTGATATATGATTTTATAAAAACAAAAAGAGAAGCAGCTAAACCTGTAAGAAAACCAAGAACAAAGAAACCAGTTAAACGTACAACCACTAAAAAGAAATAGGTAAATGGGATTTTTTAAAGAATTAGTAAGTGATGACAATTCAATAGATGAGAAAGCATTTGTTGGTGTCATTTCATTTTTTGCAATGGTATTTACATTGTTAGTAGATGTAGTTACAGGGATATGGGGCAAAGAGTTAATCATCAAACAATTTATCTTTGATGGATTTATGACTCTTACAATGATCTGTTTTGGTATAGCCACAGCAGGTAAAGTATTTAGTATGAACAAACAAAAGAAAGAACAAGATGCAACTGAGTAAACACTTATCATTAGCTGAAGTTACAAGAAGTGATTCAGCAAAAAGAAATGGAATAAGCAATGAGCCTACTCCAGCACACTTAGAAAACTTTAAGTTATTAGCTGAAAAAGTATTTGAACCTATTAGAGAACACTTCAAAGTTCCTATTCATATATCTAGTGGATATAGAAGTGCTGCATTAAACAAAAAGATAGGTGGATCACTTACATCACAACATTGTTCTGGTGAAGCAATTGATATCGACATGGATGGTAGTGCAAGTGGTGTTACCAATAAGCAAGTTTTTGATTTCATTAAGCAACATCTAAACTTTGATCAAATGATTTGGGAATTTGGTACAGATTCTAACCCTGACTGGGTACACGTATCATACGAATCAACTGGTAAACAACGTAAGCAAGTTTTGAAAGCTGTTAAACAAGGTGGAAAAACAAGTTATGTACCATATAAGTAAGTTCATAAAACAACAATGGTTAGGAACCATCCTAATTATATTATTCATTCTGTTCTTGGTTTATGGAATAGGAAAGAATAGTGAGTTACAAAAAGAAAAACAACGTCTTGAAAAAGAGATTGAAGTGCTTGAGCAAAAGGAAGAACTACACTGGAATAAACTTGACAGTTTAAAAGTTAGTGAGAGCACTATAATTAAGAAAGAAAAAATATTAATACAGATACAACATGACACAATTAAGATTATTGATACTATGTCTGTTAGTGAGCTTCAAAAGTATTTCACAAACAGATACAATAAAAAAGATAGTATTAGATGAGAGAGTTGGTAGAGAAGTTGTTAAAGACCTTGTAAGAGGAGATATCTGTAGACAGCTCTTATCACTTGCTCAAGAGAAGAATGATGTTCTTAAAAAACAAACTATTGAACTATATTCAATCATTGCAATTAAAGATAGCATCATCTCTAAAAAAGATGAAATAATCACTATACAAGACAAAGCTATTGGCTGGTGGAAGAAACCTGAACTTCATGGATACTTAGGAGTTCAAAGTGTAAATGCCACTATAGTTAATCCATATTTATATGGAACATTATTACTTGAATTTCCTAAATTTAGTTTAGGAGCACAATACTTTGTACAACCAAACAATCCATCAGGGTATGGATTCATTGCAGAATATAACTTATTTTAAAACCAATGGCAAAACAAACCAACACAGCAGAAAAGATTTTAAAACCTACGATCAGTCGTCCTGGTGTACACGCAAAAGCAAAGACATCAAAGTTGAAATCTAGCAAACTATACAAGAAATTAAATAAAGGACAGGGATAATGGATTGGCAATTAGAAATATCATTTCATTGGCCACACGATAGACTAGCAATAGGATGGGAAGTCCTACACCCTGATGAGAAATTTGATTATACATCATATGTTCTCTTTCTTGGTTTCATAACAATAACATTAGATATAAATTAATATCTTTGATAACTAATAAATTATAAAGAAATGGGAATACCAAATAGACAAATAGGAATTTATAAAATTACTAGCCCTAGTGGTAAAGTCTACATTGGTCAAAGTTGGGACATTAAAAAAAGATTTTCTAAATATAGAAGTTTACAAAGTGTTTATAAACAAAGAGTTTTATTTAATTCATTTAAGAAACATACGTGGCAAAACCATAAATTTGAAATAATTAAAGAATGTCAGTCTGATAATGTTACACAATTTGATTTGGATGAATTAGAAATTTACTATATTAATTTTTATAAGGATCTTGGATGCAATCTTTTAAACATAAAAGAAGGTGGTCGAGGTGGAAAATTACCTAAAGAATCTATTGATAAAATGTTACAAACTAGAGGAAAATGGAATCATTCTATAGAGAGTAAAAAGAAGATAAGCGATTCTCATAAAGGAATAAAACATTCTCTATCTACAAGAATGAAAATGAAGAATATGAAAAATAGTATGAAAATTATTTTACATAAAGAAACAGGAACATTTTACTTTGGAATAAAAGAAGCTGCTTTGATTTTTAACTTAAATTATAATACCTTGTGTAAAATTTTACAAGGCAAAATTAAAAACAATACTAATTTAATATACATATAAATATGGGTATTCCATCAAGACAGATAGGTTGGGACCAACAGTCAAACTTATTATGGCAACTTCAAGCACAGCTTAATAAATTAGGCAAAACAATGAGTCAATGTTGTGGATCTTCTACAGCAAATTGTATCAGTTTCACTGATATAACTTGGGAAGCATTCATTGCTGCTGTTGATGCAGGAACTATTGCTGATTGTTACTATAACATTATTGACAGACCAAACTCAGGTGATGATCCTTTATACGTTCTTGTTGAAAAGGGACTTCCTAATTTTGACAATGAGGTGAGAAGAGAAGAACAAGCATCAAGTGCTTTGTGTATTACAAGTGATCAAGGAGTGGGATGTTTCAATGTATATGCTGAATCAGAAACTATTTCTTTTGATTATATTGAAGGTGCTACAGTCTATCCTGTTCGATTAAGAGACTGTTCTATTTTTGCTGAAGGAGATGTGGTAACATTTACAAGTTATGAAGCTCCTTTTCCTACATATACAGGAGTTATACATTATGGTTATAATGGTGGGATGGATCAATGTCAAGTATTCTTTCAAATAACAGGAGGAACAGGTGTTATACCACCAAGTCCTGGTAATCCTGAAGGAACATTTAGTAATGGTGTAGATAGTACAGATGGAAGAATTGATACAGATGGAAAATGTATTCCTTTTCCAACACTATCTGTAGGAGATGTAATTAATGGATGGTTATCTCCAGAAGAAGGCGTTGCAAGTGCAACAATAACTTCTATAACAGGAACAACAGTTACAATAGCTCCTACATCAGGAGATTGGACTGGTGTTTCTGTATTTTTTATAGAGAATAATAAATCTTGTTTATTTGTAACAACAGCTCCTATTACAACAGTTAGTATACTCCTTACACCAGATCCTATATGTTTTGATTTTGATAGTCTTCTTGGATTTGGTGTATATTTAAATACATTAATGCAAGCTACAGATGGTTTGATTTATGGAACGTTACAATCACACAAGGAGTATGATGGGCAATTGTTTTCTATGGACCCTGTTACAGAGCAAGTGACGATATTGTTTACTTTTGATGATACTGCTACGTATGGTAGTAATCCTAGTTCAGGACTTGTTGAAATAGCAGGAGAATTATATGGTACATGTAATGCTGGTGGTAATGATGGTGTTGGAACTATATGGAAATGGAATATAGCAACAAATACATTCACTGTATTACATTCTATAGATAATGATAATGATGAAGGAGCATATCCTTATGGAACATTATTATATACAGGAGGACTTTTATATGGAACTTGTAATGGTGGTGGAGCTAATGATTTTGGAACATTATTTGAATTTGATCCAATAGCTGTAACATATACAGTGTTATTGCAAATGGGTGATAATGAAGATATTCAATATCCACAAGGACCATTAGTAGAAGTTATTCCTGGAGAATTGTGGGGAACTTCTACTAATGGTGGAACTAATGATAGTGGTACAGTGTTCAAATATATACTTAGTTCAGGAATTGATGAGATAGTTGTAAACCTTGACGATGTTTCTGTATCAGGAGAATACATAGGTGCTAGTGGAGGAGTGATGTTAGCCAGTGATGGTAATGTGTATTTTAATACAATTAATGGTGGTGATGATAAAAATGGAACATTGTGTCAAATTACAGATATTTCTACTATCCCAGTATTAAGTATTGTTCATAGCTTTGATATTAATTATGGATATGGAAAAGCTGTATGCCCTATAGAAATTGCTGGTAATTTGTATGGATGTACAAATAATTCAAATGAGGAGCCTACAGGTTGTACTTCTCCAGTTGGAAGTATTTACAAATATGATCTTAGTGTAGGTATATTTACAACATTGCACGCATTTGATGCTCCAACTGATGGGGGTTCTCCTACTTT